GCAATATGGTCTTTCCGATGGCTCATAGAGAAAATTAACCTGATTACGTGGGTCATCCTCTTTTACCGGAAATAAAACGATATTGCTTAACTCATCTTCTGGTTTTATTTCCATGCTCCTCTCCTTTGATGCGAATGCCAGCGGCGCGGATTGCAGCGATGACTTCAGAAACTTTGTATGCCATTACCGTTTGGTAATCATCGTGAAAATCTGTTCGATGAAGCATGCTGCTACGTTCTGGGAGCGATATTTCCCGTGCTTCCAGTTCTGCAATGCGATTCTCTGCGGATTCCAACGCCGCAACCAATTCGTCTACAGTTCCGGCAGCTTGCAGTGCGTAATCGGTAATAGCCATCTCATGATCAATTTCAGTACCGTTCTCATTCGTTGAGGTGATAGCAAAATAATCAGAGTCGATTTCGTTATCAGCTAAGTGGCGTAGCGTATCGGCAACAAGCCGGCCGTTTTCGATTAGCAGCTTCCCTTCCGTAAGCGCAATCTCCTCGTTCTCCTGGTCGCGTGATTTGATGTATTGCTGGTTTCTTTCCCGTTCATCCAGTAGTGCCAGCGCAACATTTGGATTAAAGGCAGCAATAAATTCAGCGTTTGCGTAAGCCTGAGCATCTGTTTCAACCAGGCAGTTAACGTGACATTCTGCAATTACGCCACCGGGTTCTCCTTTCCATTTTTGACAAAAAAAACTCCTGTTATATTCCCATGCTGATTGCCCGATGTATGCCCTACGATGTAGCATCCTTTAGTTGCTTTCTCTGCTGCTTCACGAAGCGCCTCATAGTTAACCTCTCTCATTGAGCCACCTCCTGATAAATCACCGCATGTCCCAGTTTCTCCGCCAGTGCCAGCTCTGCCTTAGCGCCCGCTGACCGCTGCCAGCCATTCAGCATGTAAATCGCATCCACACAACGAATCATTGCCATGCAAATATCCATGTAGTGCGGCTGTGTCAGCCCGTCCGGAAGTACTGCCGGGTTTAAGACGGTATGCCCTTCCCGTTTCAGTTCCTCTTCCGCCTTGTGAAACGCCTCACGGTTGAAATTTTCATATCCCGTCATTGGACCGGCAATATAAACTCTCACCCTCACTCCATCACCTCCTGAAAGTTTCCCCGATAGAACGCCAGCACACGCTGCATAACTTCGCTCCTCCTGCTCTCACGACAAATTATGTTCTGACGCCTGTCATAGCGGCGTATTTCTCCGTCTGGTAATGACCAGATAAGGTCAGGATCAACCACAACCGTTTTTTTCACCTTTGCCCTGGATAGTTTTTTGCGGGCGTTTTTCCAATCCTTACGAGCCTGTTCAGACGGGAATAACCCATAGCCAGAGTTGTATACATCGCCACTGGCAACCAACTCTCTGGCAAGAATGCTCATCAGATATCTTGTCGCACCTGTCTTGGCCTCCAGTTGCCTTAACGTCTCGCGCCCACTCTGGCGTACCAACTCAACAACCTGCTCCTTAATTTTTTCACGCTCTTCCTGTGTAAAAACTTTTGCCATAAGCGCCTCCGGCAATCACTTTTCCGACACAATACGACTGGAGGAATCGACAATCTGTCGGACAATATCCCGGTGCTTGTTCAGCTCCCGCAGCGCGGCGCAGACTCGCTCCCACTTCTGGACATGATTTTTCGCCCGACGCAGTTCGCGGTTTGCCATATGCAGCGATGGTAAAACTAGGTCATCCGCTTGCGTTTCAGTAAACGATGGCAGCGACTGCACAATGTCCGCCACAGTTTCTGTTTTAATATCTTCCTGTGTTGCCGCTTCCTGTACTGGTAACGCAACACCGGCTGGCTGAGGAAAGGCTTTACCATCAGTTTCCGCTACCGATGCAGCTTTCGGCTCTGCTGGTAAATTATCGCCCGGCATGCAGTAACGAAATTTACCGTTCTGGTTTACGCGAATCAGGCGTCCTTTGCTGATTGCCATTGCCAGCGTTGAAGCAACTTTGCGGGATGTTGTACCGAACAGCGTAGCCAGTTCATCCGCCGTTTGTGGTCCGCGTTGTTCAATCGTCGCGGTTAAATCGCACTCTGAGATTTTCGCTTCTGTTGCCGTGGTGGTTTCTTCTGGCGCTGGCTGTTCCTGCTGAACGTTGTTATCAGCCACACGCCAGGTGTATACGCTTTTATCAACGAAGCCAGCCTTTTTCAGTTCCCACAGCTCGTTCAGTACTTCTTCACGACTGATATCAAGTCGCGCAGCCAGCTCTACCGACGTGGCTTTTCCCATCGCTTTCAGTGCGTCAAAAACAGTCTCCATAAATTTCCTCCCGGTAAAAAATCACTTCTCAACTCAAACAAAACCAGCCGCTTTCCGGCGTTCATATTCCTGTTTCAGCAACTCAATTGGCGTTGGCCCCGACGGGCGTTTGGGGGCCGCCAGTTGTCGCCGGACTGGCGGAACGCTCAGGCCGTTACTAACATGCTTTGCCCATTTCGTCAGTTGCCGTTCTGCAAGCCGTTTTAATTCCCCTTCGGTCATCTGGCGCTCAATCCCCTTTGAACGCATCTCGAGGCAAATGTGATACAGCACAGGCTGAGACCACGGGTACTTATCACTTCCGTCGTATCGCCAGGACTCATTGCGCCAGCGGCGGTACTCCTCCATCACAGCATCCACCGTCAGACCGAATGGATTGGCTCCGCTTTTCGAAATCAGTGCCACAAACTCAGCCAGGTCCGGAGGCCATGTTTCACCCGCCCGGCAGCGGTCCATGCACTGGCGGCAGACCTGCCGGATTTGCTGCTCAGTCATCGCGCCAATCTGTGCAATCCAGAGCTTCGAAGGTGCGGCCCCGTTCTTCTGGATCCAGCGGTTCGAATAAACCACCCCCATGAGTTCCCACAGCTTCCAGGCCGTTTCCGTCGCTGATAAATCCGTTTTCACGTTCCCACTGCTCACGTGCTGCCCGAATTTCCTGAACTGCCCGTGATGCGGTGCCACCTGGTGCTGCTGCATGGTTTACCCCTTTGCTGACTGGTTTAACCTGCGCCCTGACGTGATTTACGTGACGGGCGAATTTCTGCTCCCACTGAATCTGCGTAAACACTTTCCCCTCCGCTGCCCAGTAGTCCCGGAAGGCGGCAAGTTCAGCAGGTGTAAATTCTGTCTCCGGCAAAGCCATCCCCCACAACGCAGCCCGTCGTCGAAAATCCCGTGACGGATACCAGCTATCGCTCATCGGGAATTTTCCGATGGGTTCGCTCAGGCCATACAGGAATACAGGGGGGGCTGCCTGTAACGACAAAACTTCCTGCTCACTGGTCGGAGCACTCTCGCGTGCGTTATGTGTGGGGTTTAGATCTTTGGGTTCCTTTGGGTTCCGTGATCCGTTTTTGGGTGTCTTTGATGGAAAATTTGGGTGTCTTTGGTTATTTTCCATGCAGCTAAGAGTTCTGTTTTTGGGTCTGTTTTGTGCTGAAACATAACCATTTTCGGTACTGTTTTTATTAACAGCACCAATTTTACCCACCTTTAAAGACTCCCGTTTTTGGGTGTATTCAGGCTCGGCAACACTTTCTTCTACACCGATAAGTCGGTACACCACAATTTGCTTTGTTCTGCCTTTTCTCTCACCGGTATCAACAATTAACCCAATCTCCATCAGGTGTCGTAAGCTGTCCTGCACAGTCTTTTTGTTCAGTTCCGTTACTTCTGCCAGTGCAGATACAGACGGGTATGCACACAAATCGGCACCGCACATATCAGCAAGCCAGGTCAATACTGACTTACTGGATGAACTGCCGGTTTTCACCTTTTTAGCCCATCGTAGTGCATCGATACTCATACGAACCCCTGGCAGACATTTGTTTATCTGCAAAGTAATATTGGTATTGCTGACGATACGCGTGCTTGAAAGCAATAGCTTTTTCTATAAGCTCGTCAGTCTCACGTTCCACAACAACTGGATCCGCAAAAAGCAGCCCGGACTCCACCACATCGCCATATTCTTTGTTTAACCCGGCGATCATGTACGTAATGCTTTTTCCGTCAGTAATTTCACAATACAATCTGAAATCGCTGATCCGGATAGCCTCCATAATTGCCGGAATCAGCGCCGTGAATTTGTCACGCTTATCTCTGGTGTCGATAGCTTTCCAGCGTTCGAATATCTTCACCCGGTTAACGCCCAGCGCCCGTTGATCAACCTCGCCATCATTAAACGTGACGCGTTGAACATCGATGTTCGGGCGTTCTTTCAGAGCCCAGAATGCTTCCGTGATTAATATCGTCGCCTGCTCCTGTGTCATTCCTGGTCGGCATACCCAGGTATCCAGAGCCTCACAAACCTGTTCAGTGGTGATTTTCATTGTTCAACCGCCCCGCCCGCTTTGCCTTACGATATTCGTCATAAACTTTGGGGTCGTACTGAAGTTCCCCGCCGGATGCCTCTTGCAGGCGCATCGCGCGACCTTCAGGAACCAGTTCCCCCCATGCAGCAACGCTTGCCAGCCTAACTCCTGCGACATTGGCAAGCTTTGTTTTGCTGCCAAAAAACGCTATAGCATCAATTTTCAACATATCGAACCCCTTAGATTTTCCTAAGGAAACTAGATCGTAGAGAAACCTAAGTCAAGAAAAATTAGAATTACCTAATATGAAAAACGAAACCTTCGGTGCTCGCCTCTTATACAGGCGAAAAAAATTAAAACTGTCTCAGGCCGCATTAGGTAAGCTGGTCAAAGTGGCTCACGTAACAATTTCTCAATGGGAAAGAGATGAAACACAGCCAGCGGGGAAGAGATTATTCGCACTGAGCCAGGCGCTTCAGTGCTCGCCGACTTGGCTTCTTTTTGGAGATGAAGATAAGCAACCAGGCGAACCGATCCCAGATAATCAGCCAGTCAATCTGACAGAAGATCAAAAAGAGTTGCTTCAACTGTTCGACGCACTGCCTGAGTCAGAGCAAAAGGCTCTGTTGTCAGAGATGCGTGCTCGAGTTGAGAATTTCAACAAACTTTTTGAAGAACTACTCAAAGCTCGCAAAAGAAGCGCAAATAAATAACCCCCCTTTTTTTCGCAACTCTCTGTAATAAAAAGCACAAACTTTCAAATACTTGTGTTTTTTACATCAAGAAGCTTAGGTTTTTCTACACAAAAAGCTTGACCATAACTCTTAGGCTATTCTAAATTCTACTCATCAAGACACCGCACGGTGTTCTCAGCAAACAGTTCCGCTACCCGGCGTTAAGGGGAAGCAGAGGATTTCTCAGTGGGCGAAGTCAAACATCAGAATGGAAGGCGTCCAGGGATCAGCAAAGAAACAGCGATGGCGCTTTATATTGATATCAGCGCCATTGCCGGACAG